GGCGGGTCCGCCATGCGCCACACCCCCGAGCCTCAGGAGATGTTGACTCCGGTGTCCTCACTGATCCAGGACATCAGCGGGGAGCCCGTGAGCTTCAGAATCGTAGCCCGCAGCGGCAGATAGGCCAGGTTCTCCACGTCCAACTCGATGGCATCCTCACGCCGAATAGAAACCTTCGGAGCGTAGAAAGCGATGTTGACGTCACCGTCCATGATGACAATCAACAGTGCGCGCTCCAGGCCCTTGGTCGGAGCGTCCTGGACGTCAAAGCGACCCGGAGTGGTGCCGGGGTCCTCGACCCCGTAGTAGTAGCCAAGGCCGATCTGGTCGAAATTATGGACGTTGAACGTCACATAGTCGGCCGCGACCTCGGTCACAACCTCCCGCAGGTTGGCATTCTGCCAGGTGCCCCGGGTCTCCGTGTCACCGCCGTCAAAACCAAACTGGGGCAGCTCGTCCCGGGCGGTGTGGCCGATTACGTCCCAGCCGGAGAAGTACGTCGCTTCCTCGTCCGGGTTGAACGCGGAAATCTCAGCCGGAGTCGGTGCCTCCGTTCCGACCGGGGCCGTGAAGATAAAACCCCGAGACGGGGTGATTACAGCCTTGTCGTTCAGATCCAGCGGCATGGGCTAGCCTTTCCTAGAAGCGGTTCGGCCGCAACCCCAAGGCGATGAGCGCCTGTACCCGCCAGGTGTCGTCGAATGGCGAGTCGAACTGGGTCGGCCCCATCGTTTCTCGATAACTGTGGATGTAGCCGGCGGGGCTCACGTTTCGCTTCCCTACGGCGTTCCACAGGGCCTGGCGGGCGTCTAGATAGAGGTTCTCGGCCTTCGCTAGGTTTTCGTCCGAGTACACGGTCAGCTCGATCACTGGGATGTCCAGAAAATCGACGTCGACCGGGAGTCCGCCTACACGGCGGACGTTTATCAGTGGGAACTTCCGGTCCTCAACGGCCGGAATCCACGTGGTGACCATCACGTCAGGAAGCGCCTCGCGCAGGATCGGTAGGACGACCTCCTGAAAGCGAGGCATTCTGCGCTCAACCATGACAGCTCCTAGGCGAGCCCGGCAGCGCGAGAAACGATGTAAAGCCCTGGGACGTACTTGCCGGTTCTGGCGTTGATGTGGCCGAACTCGATCGACAGAGCAGCCGCGTCGACCAAAGACACATACGAGTCGACGCGTCCCTTTTCAACCCTGATCTCGGCTTCGCCCTCGGCGTAGTGCTGCATGCGGTAGAACGTGGCCTTCTTGCCAATTTGTTCCGCATGCCGGTTCACAGAGGCGACCACGCCAGGGAGGTGGCTGACGATCCGGTTGATGGACTTGGTCCCCCTGAGTCGTACTGCCATTAGGTACGCCTAATCATGTAGACCTTGTGTGCGGTTCTGGGCGAGCCGTTGTACCGGCGAGGGTGTCCCATGACGTGCCAGCGCTCCCCGTTCCAGTCGATTTGAGCGGCAATACCAATCTCGTGAGTAAACGAACGGGGGAGGTGCATCAAGTAGATCTGCTCGGTCTCGTAACCCTCGTTGTCCTGCTCGGCCCGGCGACTGCTCGTGCCGGACTGCGCCGCAGGCCAGATCCGCGCAGGCGTTACAATGCCGGCCGTGCTCGCCCGCTTACCGATGTTTCCGTCAGGATCGATGTACGTCTCCGTCGGGTAAACGACGACGGTTTCCCGACCCTTGTCCAGCAAGCTCATCGCCAATCCCACCACCACGGCGGGGAGTGTCTCTGCGGAATCTCCAGACACGGGCGGATGACGAAAACCCCATCTCGAACTCCCAGGAGTGCCCACTCCTTGGCGAGGATGTCCAGCTCGCCGGACGCGACCTTTTCCGAGAGCCGATAGCGGTAGTCTCCGTCCTGCTCCTCAACGTACCCCTCGGGGTTTCGGACGAGTCGCAAGACCGCGTCAGCCTCGATCATGACGAGGGTGTCGCGGTCGATGATGCCTTCAGTGACCCTCTCGTCAAGATCCGGAATCCGGGATCGGATCAGACGCTCGGCGTCGTTGAGCCGGGTTTCTACAATCTGCGCTTCGTCAGGCTCCAAGGGGCGGCCGAGACGGATCTCTACATCCGCAGGAGTTGCGTATGCCACTACGAGCCCCCTTGAATCTTCCGAGCTTCACCGTCCTGGACCTCGTAAATCTCGCCGTCCGAGAAGACGGCGATTTCTCGCCCATCTGGAAGCTCGACGACAACTCCGCTTTCCTGGATGAGGATCACGGTGGGCATCCGGGTCTCCGGTTCCAGGAACCAGACCCCGTCCTTAGTCCTGTGGAGCACTGTGATCCCCCGTCCGCTTTCGAGGCCGGCCCCGTCGCTTAGGGGTCTCCGAAGAGCCGTCCAGTGGCCGGTAGCCCATGGGTAGCAGACGCTCGGCCTTGTCCTCAGCAACTCGCACAATCGTCCCCGTTGGGGACATCAACCTGACTGTTCCCACGCACAGCTCCTCAATTGCGTCTACCCACGCGTCAAGCTCCGCTGATGGGTCGAGTTCGGCGGAGCGTTGCTTTGCCCTCTTGCTGGCGGCCTCCCACTGCCTGGGGTCGAGGAGGCGTTCAATCTCCCGCTGCCAGCCGTCGATGTCGTCCCGGTGCACAAAAATCCCTGCGTGACCTAGGGATTCGGTCAGCCCGTTTGTCGGGTTGGCGATGACCGGGATGCCAGAGGCCAGAGCCTCGACGCCGGCCATGCCGTAGGACTCGTACAGGCTCGGCATGAGCAAAATCCGAGTCCTGCTCCAGACGTCCCCCGGCATGTCATCCGTGTGGTCCTGGATGGTGACGTTGGGTAGGTCCCTGCGGATGATCTGTTGTCCGTGGCCGCCGACGACTCCGAGGAACCGCACGTGTGGCATCCGCTGGGCCAGCTCGTAAAAGATCAGCGAGCCCTTATGCTCGTTCAGGTTGACCAAGGTGACGCAGTCGCCCGGAGTCGTTCGGTGATCTTCCGCCCAAATAGGAGGATGCACCACCAGCGACTGACCTCGGTACCAACGGAACTTTTCCTGCATCCACCGGGTGTTGAAGACGACCAGGTCGGGGGAGCGGTACAGGATCGCCTTTGAAATGTCGAAGTCGTTGTGCATGAGGAAGACCGACTTCGCGCAGATCTGCCGAGCTAGCTTCAGTGCACGTACCGAGTTGTCATGGTGCGTGATGATGACCTCGGGGTTGAACTCCTTGAGGAGCTGCTGCGCGACGACGATGTTCGTCGACGCTACTGGGATACCGTCGTAGACGTACCGGTCCGGAGCGTCAGGGAGGTGGGTAGTGAAGACCTGTACCTGGTGCCCCGCCTTCTGCAGTCGCTGCAGCATTCTATGCAACATGGTCTCACTACCGGCATTGCGAAACGGCGGGTAGAAGTGCACCAGAGCTGCGATCTTCATTGCCTCCCCCAGAGGGAGGGGCCGAACCCGGCCCCTCCCGTCCAAAGCTAACTCAGCTACCAGAGTTCTCCAGCTTGACGAACGCGTCCAGATCGCCCACAACCCAGCCGAAGGTAACCTCAATCAGAATCGCGATCTGGTTGGTCTGCCACAGGCTGACGGTGTTGCCTTCGCTGTCCGTCAGAGTCGCCTGGTCCGTGACCTTGACCCGGACCTGGTCCGCGTACCCGTAGCGGAGCTGCGAGAAGTCGCCGCCGATCACCCGAACACCGGAGTCCGGAGCAGCGCCCAGGTCGCCGCCCACGGCACGGCCGTAGTGGGCGGGGAAGCCCAGCACGTTGCCGACCGACGCAGCCAGGTTCAGCGCGGACGGGTTGACCAGGTTGCCGTTGACGTCACGCTCCGCACCGGCTCGCAGCAGAGCGGCCCGGAACCGGGGGTCAACCGCCCACGCCGAGAACTCGTGCTCGGTGCTGACCATCTCAAAACCAGTGACCAACTGGTCAAAAAGCTGGTCGTTAGTAGTCAGGGTGATCGCGTTCGTGGTGTTCGCCAGAACGTTGTTCGGGTCGATCCCCTGGAGCGGCTGGCCGTTCAGGGGCTGCAGACCGTGGAAAACGGCCAGGTCGATACCACGGCCGATGGCGTAGCCCAGGTCCGACGTAATCCGCGAGTACAGACCGCGCGGGTCCATACGCGCAAACTCCTCGGAGACCGTGACAATGCCGGCCAGCTTGATTGGCGCGAGCGACCGCACACCCCAGCCAATACCGGTCAGCGGCTTTCGGCCACCCTCACGCTCCGCGTTAGACGTACCGGTGCCGACCTGGCCAACCTCCGGCCGCTTGGTGGTTACCGGAATCAGAGTCTCCCCGTAGGTGACCGGAATCTGCTGACCCACCCGCATCACAAGGCTGGTCTCCTGTGCCTTGTCAAAAATGGGGCCAACGACCTCCGGCGGAAGCAGACCCTGAGGGATGTACGCAAGGCGCCCCTGGTGGTCGGTCTCAGTGTTCGGGGCGAGCTCGTTCAGCATAGCCATACTTGATTCCCTTACTTATTCAGCATGCCCAGCAGGGCCCTGCCAAACGCCTCAGCGGGGTCGCTCGCAGAAGCTGCGGAACCCATTCCTGCGGAACGGTCCACCGCAGCAGTAGACCTGCGAGTGCCGGCAGAGCCTGCAATGGTCAACAGCTTCTGGACGTTCTCCCGAATTTCATCGGGAGCGCTTCCCTGAATCAGATCGGCAAATGTGAAGGCGTGCTCGCCCGGAACACCTGCCTCCAACACGGCCCGCAGCTTCTCCAGCTGCAGGACCGCTGCGTCCCTCTCGGCGGTAATCGCTGACTTTTCGTCTGCCACAGCCTTCAACTGCTCGGCAAACTCGGCCTCAAGGCGGGCCTTGGTCTCCTCGGCCACTTCCTTCGCCTTAATCCGGTACTTCGCAGCCTCCTGATTGGCCTCGGTAATCTGCTTCCGGGCCCACTCGGGAAGCTGGTCTACCGACTGATCAGCCTCGGGAGTCTCAGCCGCCTCGTTCACCGCCGCGTTCTCGGACATGACGTGCCTCCTGGGCATAGAAAAAGCGCCCTCCCGGGGCGCTGAGCTTGTTTCTGGGTCAGGCAGCAGACGCCTGTTCAGTGTCAACTTCTCCGCGCTCAACCGCGCGGCGGAACGCATTCAACGCGTCCCTGCCATGAAGGCCCTTAGTGACATGAGCCCACAGACGCTCTGCGCGCAGATACGCCTCTCGACCCGGCCAATTGCGTCGGTCAAAAACCGGGACGACCTTGCAATCACAGCCGGGGTGCCACCGGGTCATCAGCTCATTCAAAGCCTGCTCGTCACCACGATCGATCAGCTCCAGCGCCGTGGTGTCGTCGGTGTCCAGGCCTGCGTCCTCGGCCGAGGAGTACACAGGGCCCCGAGAGACCAGCATCATGCAAAAACCGCAGGTCTCGCGGCCGGTGGCCACGCGGGCCCAACCGCGTACGGCTCGGTCGGACCGCACCGCTCGCAGTAACGTTCGCCGGCCCCCGTTCTCCACTTCCTTGACGACCCGCAGGACGAAAGTCGAAATCGCCTCGTCCGTTATGCGCGGACGCATCAACCCGCTCCTGGCGGGCTGCATAGCCTCCTCGAACCACGCGAAGTCGTAGCCAGCAAGGTCTACGGCATGTCGGCCGCCTGGGCCGTGCGTGGCGCGCTGTGAGTCGTAGAACTGCCGGGCAAGGCGGGCGGATTCCCGCCTCGCCCACTCCACGTGCGGGTAGAGCGAGACGAGAATCACCCTCCAGTCTCTCGGAAGGATCGGAAGAAACCGGAACGGCGCTAGAAGAGAGAGGGCAATCTGCGTAATCCAGGCGACGATGCGGGCCTGTGCCTCTACGTACTCCTCTAGCGTCACTCAGCGCCCCTCTCTGAGGTCAACTCAGGCCTCGGGGATACGAGCGCTGACAGTGCGCGGGTCGCGGCCTCTTCCTCGCGAACCCAGTCCTCCAGCTGCCGGATCTCCTCGGCGGTATACCCCATGTCCAGCCAGACACGGCGCCGAGGGATCGGACCCATGCCGTTGGCGTACAGCTTGGCGGCAGCATCGGCCTTAGCGGCGTACGTCGGGGTGGCCGGGTCACGCCAGATCGCCTCAAGGCGATACAGCTCGGGAGGCAGCGTGCCGTCGATAATCTTGACGGCGAGGCGCATAACCTCCTCCCACGCTCCACCGAACATTCTGGCCTTGCGCTCGGTCTTCTTGACCAAGCGAGCCTCGGCCGCGCGAATCGCCTCAGCGGACGCGGGGTTTTCGGAGCTAAAGCTCAGATACTGCGGAGGCAGACCGGTGTACGCCGCCGCCTGCTTAAACAGCTCCTGGAGCGTGTCCGTAAAGTTCCGCAGGTCCGCGGCGCTGAATTGCAGTGCCTTACCATCCGGAGACTCAAACGCCAGAATCCTAGCGAGATACGCCTCCAGCGTGGCCCCGGGGCTGTCGGGGTGATTCGCGAACTCCTCGGCAGAAACTCCAAACAGCAGCCTTTGTGGAACCGCCATCAGCTCCGCTGCAGCCTGCAGGTTCATCATGATTCTGGAGGCCGCATCGCTGATTGCGCGGATCTCCGGCAGGATCTCCGACTGACCGCAGAGGTCCGACAGCCGCTCCCGATTTACGAGCGGGACCACGGGAACGACGCCGAGGTTGTGTACGACCTCGTCATCCACGACCCACTCAGAGCGGCTGCCTCCGCCCTTGCGGAGGTACAGCGTGCGATCCGGGAGGTACAACGTGGCCATGTCCTCCTCGGGGGAGTCCAGGCTCCTGTACAGTCGGAGAGCCTGCGTCACCTTGCGGGTACGCGGATCGATCTCCGCCGTCATGTACAGCGGACTCTCAACCCGGATCACCGGGACCTCGGGGGCGTCCCCCGCGGTCTCATCCGGCGCTGACACGGTGACGTAGGCGGCCCCGTGGATCAGCGCCTCCAGGTGCGCCAGACTCGATTGCTCGTCGAGCTGATTATGCTGCCACCAGGACCACAGGCGCGCGTCCGTACCGGGGCTTTCGGCAATACGAAATCCCTCCAGGTCCAAGCGCTCCTCGATGGAGTCCAGATACAGCCGAGGAATACCGCTGGCGGCTACCAGGTGGCGCATCTCAGGGGGAGCAGCGAGGCCGATTGCCCGAAGCCGGTGCGTGGCGTTGTAATACGCCAGGTTCTCGCGGTATGCTGGCCGCTGGGAGAACAAAACGTTGGAAAGGCGGTGGACCTTGCTACGAATAGTCCCGTCGTCCGGGACTGCTACCACAGGCGTAATCACTTGAAGATCAGCACCCCCTTCCCTCTGTTCTTCTTCGACAGGACGAACTCCTGCCGGGCCCCGTAAGCCAGCACCGCGCACACGGCAGCGTCGATCTTCCGGGACGAGTCCTTCGTAGCCTTGCTAATTGTGAATGTGTCCCACTGCGTGGGCCGGCGGATTGCGCTCAGGACGTGGCGCCGCAAGACGGGGTTGCCGTCGTGGACAACCTCCCGCCCAAGGACGGCGTCCGTGAATCGCTCAACATCCAAGGAGAACTGCTTCTTGAGGCCGCGCATGTCGAACGCAACGGGGTGCTTCGCCGAAGCGTGAATCTTCAGCTTCCGGCGGAACGTCGAACCCCACTGGTCAACGTATGCCTCAAACTCCCGGACGTCCGCCCTCATCGCGACGACGTCGTATCTTTCGAATGCGCTGAGGACTGTGTTGTTGACGTCTTCTCGGGGGACTTCCCCTCCGTACTTGTCTGGGTCCCAGACTCGGAGGAGGAAGAGAGCCGAGTCCTCAACCCGACAGGCGACCAACGCCGTCCAGTCGTTACCCTTAGACCCATCGAAACCGAGAGTGATCCTGTCTCCGGGCTCCAGAGGACGCAACTGGGGATCGTGGCAGGCGTCCCATTCTCGGGGGGCCAGCCATGCGTCCTCGGAGGCGTTAATCTGGTTCAGAAACTTGCGGCGGGACTCCGTGACCGTGTTCTTGGGGTCCAGAATGGCCTGGACGATATTATCGACGTTCAGCCACACCGAGTCGCCTCGGGCGATCCGGACGCCCTCGCGCAGCCGCTCCAGGGCTGCTTCGTAGGCCTCGGGGTCCTCCACCAGGTCCGCGATTTCCGATACCGGGGTGTCCGCCGGCGCCTCCAGCGCGTCGTACAACAGCCCGGTGTCCACGGCCTCGCCGGAAAGGACCTGCTGGTAGACCTCCCAGTCCCGCTCGGCGTCAGACTCCTCGCCTGGGCGGTGCGCGTTGCAAATAGCCAGTGATCGGCAGGAGCCGTACGCGGACTTGTCGACGTTACCTTCGATGACGTTCGCCATCTCGTGGCCGGAGTTGTTTTCCAACCACCACTGAGTTTCGTTTTTGATCACAAACGTCGGCCGCTTACCCTCCATGCTCAGTGGCGAGGAGGTCACGGCCTCGATCATCCCTCCGTCGCGGGAGTAGATGATCGTTTTGTGGATCTCGATCCCGTACTCCTCCCGCAGAGCCTCAGAGGCCATCGCGGGGAACAGGGTGAAGGTGTTGCGGGTCTGGTCCTGCGAGACCGCGGCGATCTGAATCCACGGTGCAGCAGCCGGCTGTCCCAGCGGCTGACCGTCCCCATTGAGGACCAGGTGGCCGTCCTGGATGACGGGGCGGACCGGACCGCACAGCTCCGCGAGACTCAGTGCGGCAGCTAGAGGGTCCTTGCCCCATCCCTTCATCCTCCGCAGGACGCCTTTACGGTAGATAAACCGCCCAGACTCGTCAACCGCGTACCACCAGAGCAAAAATCGCGCCTGCTCTAGTGTGGGGATGAAAGCCTGCTTCGCGTGTGGGCCGGAGGGCTGCTTCAGATAGGTAGCCCACCAATTCATGACCCCCCACCCGAGCGACAACTCCGGCAGGTACCACCTGCCGTCCTTACGCTTACGCCAGGTGGGGCCGATAATGTGACTCGGGGCGGGGAGCAAGTCGCTCTCATCGATAGCCAACGCTGCTCCTCAAACGTGGTGCCGGTGCCGTGCAGGAGCGTCAAGAGGCGGAAGGAGGAACGCCCCGAGCTACAACCGCACGGCACCGGAGACCTGCCCTACTGTCCCAGCATTTCCCGGAAGCGAGACGCGATATCGATGACCGCGCCCTCGGCCTGCTCCCGCTCGATCTCCAGTCGCAGCCTCCGCCGGTCCCCCTCAGTCACTAGGAGGCTGGCAAGGGCGGAGTTAATAGCTGCGAACAGCTGACCGGAGAGTCGGCGTGACTTCAAGTGGTAGTCGATGTTGTAGAAGACGAACTGGGCGAACCCCCAGTCGCTCGGCTCGTAAAACCGAGCCTGGGCGGACTCACCCAATGACTTCCAGAACCTCTCGGTAATCGGGTGGGGATCCTCGATTAGCAATTCGGGCTGCTCGACAGGCCCGATGGCGGGGATTTTCTCGATCGGAACGACGTCCTTGTTCCGTCGGACCCTCTGGTCTGATCGCTTGGGAATGGGGCCACGAGTCCCCATGTGGCCCCTCCTTCGGCCTACTCGTGCTTCTTCGGTCGGATACCTGGATGTCTCTCCGGAGGACGAAATCTTAGGGCCCGCCGCCTCGCCTGGGCGGCGTTGCCCTCTCTCGAAGACTTCTTGCGGTGGCACGGAGTGCACACCGCCTGGAGGTTGATCTCACGGTGGTCGTCTCCAGGGGTTCTGTGGTCAACCTCGGTGGCGGTGCCGATGCAGCCGGGCCACCGCAGCTGGCAGCGGTGGCCGTCTCTCCGGAGCAC